TCGCGGACCACAGAAAAGAAACCGATGCCCGACAGGTTGAGGACTCTTCCGGTATGTAAGGCTTGAGGTGCGGGAAAACGGGCTAAATCTGCCTTCCGCCCCGAACCCCGACTTAGCAAAACGAAAACGAAGAACCGGAGATAAGCCTTGGCGATATCGAAAACAGACAAAAGCAGCTTGGATCGATGGCATCGGAATGAGGGTAAAGCCGAACACTCCGAGGCCATGAAAAACAAGGTCGAAGCCATGCAGGGGAACCTTCAAACCCTCAAGCATGGCATCTTTGCCGACCGCTGCCTGACTCCGGAAGAAAAGGTCATGTTCGACAGCATCATCGAAAAGCTGCACGAGGACTTTCAGTTCAACAAATCCAGCGACTTCCTTCAGGTCGAGCTGGTTGGCATCTACTCGGTGAAGCTGGTCCGCGCCCAGATCGAAGGAAACACACAGGCGGCCGAGAGTCTCGACCGGATGATCCGCTGCCACATGAAGGATCTCAAGACCACCAAGATTGCCCGCGAGGGTGAAGAGCCGAAAGGTCCGCAAACCTCTCCTGCCGAATGGGCCTCCGCTCTTCTTGAAAAAGTGAGTGAAGCCGCCGCCCAGAAGACCGCTTCCGTGAAAAAGCCGAAAAAAAGTTCAGATAACACCAGAGCCTCGAAAAGAAAAAGCGCGAAGGATTAGGCAGTTATGGAGGCTCAAGATGACAGGAATTTCAGATAAGACGTGTTCCCGGAAATTTCAGTTAAACAAAATTTCTCTAATGAAAGGTGCAAGCCATCGGTTCAGCATCGGTTCCCTCCAATCCTATGCGCATAAGACCATACATAAGAAAATCAACTTTATTGGCTTATGCGCACATAACGCCATAAATCCCAAAGTGGACTGTATGGCCTTGTTCGCGCATAACGGCATATACCGCAATTTTAATATGCGCCCCGGGAACGAAAAAGGAGCAGCAGGAGCCACTCCGGATGCTCAGGCCAAGGATGCGGTCAAAGTCGTTCGAGCGCATCCTCGAGCTGACCATCGACAAGGTGGGTGTAAATCTGGGTCGTTGAAATATCCCGGTGCCCCAGCGCCCTCTGTACGACAAGCAGGTCACTGGTGGCCCCGTATAAGTGGGTTGCAAACGTATGCCGCAGACCATGCGGAGTCAGGTTCTTTTCAATCCCGGCCTTCCTCAGCCACAAGGCTATTCGGTTGGCTATCTGCCGCTGGCAAAGACGTGTTCCTCTATTGGACAGAAACAGTGCGCTGCATGACGCTGTGCTTTGCCGGGATCGTTCTTTCAAATATCTTTTCAGCAGGATGCGGAGGTCGGTTTTTATGAACTTGACCTGCACCACATTCCCTTTGGCTCTGACTCTCAAATGCTTTGCATCGAGGTCGATATCGTCGACGTCCAGCGCCTCGAGCTCACCGATGCGGATACCGGTGCCGAGCAGGACTTCGATCATGACCCGGTCCCGCATTCCGGCAAAGCCCGTGCGGCCTTTTACCTCTTTCAGCAGTGCCTTCTTTTCTGAAGCAGTAAGAAACACCGGCGGCTTCTGCGCCAGCCTTTTCATGCGAACCGACCGAGCCGGGTTTTCAGATGTAAGCCCGGCATCGCTTGTCCAAGTGAAGAAGGAACGGACCGCCGCTTTCAACCGATGCACCGATGCCGGTGACCTTGGTCCAGAGTCCGTGGTCAAAAGCTCCGGCGAGGATAAAGCCCTGTCCAGCAGGCCGGGGGTCACATCTTGGCAGCAGAGCCCGGGCTGGAAGGATTCGGCCACACAGGCCACCAGTCGCAGATCACGCCGGTATGCGGTCACAGTCCCGGCCGCTTTGTTTTCGGCCGACAGGTGGGCACAGAACCGCTCTATGGCCGCTTCCAGTCGATCACTGCTGTTCGGCATCGGTCACCTCCGTCTGCTTGCTGTGTCCCATCGGGGTGCTCTTGGGCAACGGCAGCTCATCGATAAATCCGGAATCCTTGGCCCAGACCAGCATCATCCGGAACACACGGATGGTCTTGGCGACAGTCCTTTCGGCCCGGGCATTGCCGTTTCCGAGCTTCAGCAGCGCATCGCATTTGAGAAACTTTCCAACCTGCGTGATACGCAGCTCCTGAAGCTTCTTGTCTTTGCCGAAGTATCCCTCGATGAGATCGAGGTCCTTCCGGTAGGTGTAGAGCGTCCGCTCCTTTTTGCCGTTCTCCCGAAGATGGTTGATGAAGGCGGCTGTGGTTTCATGAATGGTCATCTCTGTCATGGCATTGTCTCCTTTGTTTATGAAGCCGGTGGCTTAACCCAGAAACTCATCGATCTGCTGGAGCAGTTCTTCGACATGGCCGAGCGACCCGACGTGAGCCCAGTTGATATTCGATTGCCCGGCATCTGCGGCCAGCTTCTTCTGAATCCGCTGGATGTACTCGGCAATGTTGTCCTGGCGCTTTTTGTAGGCCGTTCTGGCGTCGTCGCTGTTTTTTACCTGTTTCATGGGGCGTCTCCTGCTTCGGTTTATGGTTCTGCGGGACCGTCCCGCGTCATGTCCAATGACGCTTATATCCTCTTGGAAATCAAGTGTTTGCAGAGATGTTTCTGCATTAAAACGACACCCCTAAAACAAAGGAGCGCAACATGTTAAAGAAAGCACTCGAATGGGTAATCCCATTGACGCTGGCCGGTATGGTTGCTGGCTGCGCCACGTACAGGCCGCCTGAGCAGATTCAGTCGGCAACATCCACCCTGAACCGCTACACGCCGGAATATGTCCGGGAGGCAAACAAGGCTCTAGTTGAATCCAACCACCCTGATGCGGAACGTCTGGTCGGAATCGGCCTGCGTCTGCAGACAGCCATTGATTCACTGGATAGCTGGGCGAACACAAACCCGGAGGACAGTGAACAATGAAACAAATACTCGAACAAAACAGCGATGCGATCCGGGAGGCCGGTCAGGCGCTGGTCGATATTGGCTCCGAGCTGGCGGCCGGGCGCATAGACGACGCATTCGAACGTATGGAAGCCGCCCGTCAGAAATACGTGGAATGGCAGGAACTCGATCAGGCCATTCTGGATATCGAAGAAGCTGTCAGTAACAGGACGAACACATTGGCGGTTCAGCAGATCCTCACAGAGCTGATCTCATCGGTTCTTGGAATTGCCATCCGCAAAGGAATGAATTGATGGGTGTCTCTGATAAGGAGCGCAGGCTGGCCGAAACACTCCGTGACCCGGTCTTGTGGGGACAAGCATATCTCTACAACCGGGACGGTTCGGCTCGGTCGTATTGGGACCATCAGAAGGAGGACCTCCGCTGCTCCCACAAAAACATCATTCACCTTGATGGCCGTGATGTTGGCAAGTCGATCGTGCTTTCGACGGATGCACTGCACTATGCCTTCACGACTCGCGGCGGACAGGGATTGATTGCCGCTCCTCATCAGGGACATCTCGACACGGTCATCGAGGAAATTGAGTACCAGCTGGATCACAATGAAGACTTGATGAACAGCATTGCACTCTCGAAATACGGCAAGCCGAAGATTCACCGGAAGCCGTATTTCCGTCTGGAGTTTACCAATGGCTCGGTTCTTTATTTCCGACCGGCCGGTGCCTATGGCGATGCGTTCCGCTCACTTCATGTGGGCCGGATCTGGGTAGATGAAGGCGCATGGCTTTCCGAGCGTGCATGGAAGGCGCTCAGACAATGCCTGAAAACCGGCGGCCGTCTGAAAATCTATTCCACGCCCAACGGCCTGCGAAACACGACTTATTACCGGCTGACCATGTCGGAACAGTTCAAAGTGTTCCGCTGGGCCTCTTGGCTCAATCCATTCTGGACCGCCGAACGTGAATCGGAATTGCTGGAGTTCTATGGCGGCAAAGACACATCAGGCTGGCAGCATGAGGTGGCCGGGGAACACGGAAAGCCTTCCTACGGGACGTTCAACGTGGAGCAGTTCAATCTCTGCCGACAGGAATTGCTGGAGTATCAGAAGGTCACCATTACCGATGCCGAGCTGCGTGATTGTGAAACGGAAGAAGCCGCCTATGATCGGCTTGAACTGTTGCTCAACCTCACGCCCCGAACCGGACTGTTCTGGATTGGCGGAGACCTTGGATATACAAACGACCCGACCGAACTGGTTATCTTTCAGGAAGCCGAGGTAGGTGATCGCAGCATCCTGAAACTGGTGCTGCGCATTCACATGGAGCATGTATCGTATCCGCACATTGCCCAGACCATCGCACTGCTCGAACGTTATTTCACCCCGGCGGGAATCGGCGTGGACAATGGCGGGAACGGTCTGGCCGTCGTGCAGGAACTGCTGACCCTCGACAAATACAAAGAGCTGGAACTTGAAGGCCGACTCAAAGGCTTTGACTTCGGCGGCATGACCCGGCTCACCGTCCGCGACGGTAAAGAAATCAAAAAGCGGACAAAGGAACTGATGACCAGCCTGATCAACGGTGCCCTCCAGCGCAAACAGATCATCTTTCCCTCAGACGATCTGGAGATTGAAGATCAATTCACCACCCAAACCTACACCCTGCGGGACGGCAAGATCATCTACTCCAAAGGCAATGACCACATCATCGACGCGGTCCGCTGCGCCATGCTCATTCGGGAGCAAGGTAATCTCGACCTTGCCGGTGAAGAGACCGTTTGGCTCAAGCCTGTTCTGACAGAGCCGGTCTTTATTTAACCCGCCTTTCCGACGTTTTTCCTCTCCCTCCGGTAAGTAACCCCAGTGTTGCCGTGATCGCCCCACAGCGGGGAGATGTGCGGCCGTTAACCCGGAAACAACCCGAGAGGATTACGTGGATACAAACGCCCAGCCAGATACCGAGCAGCCCGACAACGAATCCAGTGGATACGCCATTGTGCCCATGGCCGCAGCGGCAGCCCTCGACGCATCTGCCTTCAGCAAGGTAAACGCGTCAGACGCGGTTCCGGCCACATGGGAAGAACGAGCCAGAAAGGCATGGGAATACTATGTCGAAGAGCCGCTGGTAAAGAACTGCGTCAATTCATGGCGCACCTTTGCGGTCGGTGATGAAATCAAAATCACCAGCGATGACGAGACGCTGAAAGATGATGCGGTCAATGCCGCGTGGCGACTCGATGTATCGGAATTCATAAAGGACATGATCCTTCAGCTGCTGGTCAAAGGCGACGCGGTCGGCTTCAAACGATACGCAACTTCCGGTCAAGACATCGAGGAAGTGGTATGTGTCAATCCGGTTTCGGTGAAAGTGAAGTATGCCCAAGGCGAGCTTATCGAAGCCAAGCAATACGCCGAAGATTCAGGTTCAGCCAGCGACCCCATCGACCTTCCGGTGGATCAGGTCATCCATTTGAAATGGGACGCCCCGGGCTTTTCGCCACGAGGCAACTCATTGGTTCTGCCTGCGTTTCAGGCCATTGAACTGCTGCGTGATTATCGTCGCGCCGAGCAGGCCATTGCAAAGCGCTGGGCCACGCCGTTCCGGCTCCTTAAAGTGGGCGGTGCCTTCGGCCAGAAGATGGTAATGCCCGACCAGCGGATGCTGGAACAGGTCCGCGACATGGTCAACAAGATGGATATGAAAAGCGGCCTTGTGGTTCCGTTCTATGTAAATGTGGAAACTCACGGCACCGACGGCCAGGTCCTCAACGTTGAGGACAAGGTCAAAGAGGTCAAAGAAGACATTGTGGTGGCACTGGGCCTTTCCCGATCCTTGGTGACCGGCGACGGCCCCAATTTTGCCACCGCCTCCGTCAGTATGCAGAAAATGATGGTGATGATCCGGGAAATCAAACAGGCCGCCCGGAAACTGCTCGACTGGGTTTTCGATGACTGGATGGAACTGAAAGGCCATGCCGACAAGTCCCTGCAATTCATATTCAACGACCTCGACCCAAGCGATGCCGTTGACTTCAAGAAACTGCTCATCGAGCTTTATGACCGCAAACTGATCAGCCGTTCCAGCCTGCAGCTCAAGATGGATCTGGACCCGGATATCGAGGCAGCCAACCGCGAGACCGAGCGCAAGAACATCGACCTGATGGATGAAAAGCAGGTGAAGCCGGTGGTCGATATGGTGGTTTCCGGAATCATGAGTGTGCCCAGCGCCAGAAAGATGCTCGGCATTCCTGCTGACGGCAATGATCTCGATACCGAAGCCCACATTCACTATACAGAGGAGCTGGAAGCAACGGCGGCAACTTCCCTGTGTGATGAGTGCAGCCATTTCAACCCCGATTCCAATCGCTGCCGGGTACACAACACCGAACGCACCTTCGATTCCCCGGCCTGCAGATTCATTGACCGCCGGGAATCCTGATCATGCCTTCCGACCTTAAAGAACGTATTCAGGCGGCAACACTCAAAAGCCTGAAATCCCGCAACCGCTACAACGATTCCATAACCGCCCAGTTGACCCAGTCCCTCAACAAGGCTGAACAGGAAGTGGCTCAGGCCATTTTGAAATACCGTAGTCTGGGATCTCTGCCGGATAACAAGCTGGCTGCATTGAAAGGTCTGGAAAAGCTGCAGGGCGAGCTGGACGATGTTCTGCGCCAGTTGAAAAGGGACCAGACACTTGTCTTCCGTAAAAGCACCAAGGACGCTTTCAAGGGCGGCATCGCTCAGGGCATCACCGAACTGACATCCGCATCACTGCCATTCTATGCCGACCTCAAGCCTGATGGCATCGATAAACTGGCCACAAAGGTGTTCACCATCATCGACACCAATGCCCTCGACTTCATGACACAGTACAACCTGACGCTTGCCGGGGATGTTCACCGTGAGTTGTCGGATGGTATCAAGCGGACGATCCTGAGCGGGATAGCCACGGGCAAAGGCGCGGATGATATTGTCCGGGACCTCGGTAAAGTCATCATCGACAAAGATTCATTCAGGCAGGCTGGCAGTCGCGTGTTCAGCAAGGCGCAGTACCGCATGGAGATGATAGCCCGGACTGAGGTGTTACGGGCGCATAATATGGGGCGGATGAAATTCCATGAGCGAGTCGGTGTTCAAAGACTTGAATGGATGGCCATGAATGACGAGAGAACCTGCCCGGTATGCGGGCCTCTCGACGGTAAGACCTTTCTCATCGACAAATTCCCCCAACAACCCGCACATCCGCATTGCCGCTGCACAAACCTTGTCGCGTGGCCCATGAGCATCTGTGGTTCCGACTTATCCGCACAAGCGGCACCCAAGGCTTCACAGGGCGATGCCTGTATACTGCCCCCGCATGCGTTGGAGGGAATGGCCGATGCACAGGCAAAAGAGAACGCCAAACTGAAGGATGCGTTTGAAAAGGGAAACGCCGATGACCTTACGGCTCTCACGGTAAAACAGCTCCAGACACTTTCCAAAGAGAACGGCATCTCCATTGCCCGCACCAAGGCCGATTTCATCAAACTGCTCGATCAGGCAGAGCCGGGCATAGACCACAGCACGCTTTCAGGAGCGGCACTGAAGGCAAAGCTCAAGGAGCACAAAATCGGCCTGCTCCGAACAAAGGAAGATTTGATCGGGCTGTTGGCTCAAAAGCAGGCGGAACTCAAACAGGCACAACTCATTGCCCAGCAGATGTCCAAACTGCCACCGGTCGAAGGACTCGAGGGTACGCCGGTATCACAGCTCAAAGAGATGGCCAAAAGTAACGGCATTTCTCTGAATATGACCAAACAGGAGACCATTGAATTATTGGACAAACTCGAGCCGGGAATTGACCACACCTCCCTGAAGGGAAAGGAACTGCTGGCAAAGAAAAAGCAGTACGGAATCGGCATCCTGAAGAACAAGCAACAGCTGGTTGAGGCACTGCAGAAAAAGGCCGGAACTGATCTGGCGGAATCAGCCAAGAAGAAAGCGGCAGATGAAGCCAAACAGCTTCTGGTGAAAAAGCAGAAGGAACTGGTCGAAAAGGCTGCGGCCGGAGTTCAGCTCCCGGAATCCCCGTTGGACTACACAGGTTTTATCAGCCAGGTATCCGATGCCGAAAAGGCTCTGGCATCAGCCAAAGATCTTCCTCAAGAGTTGCTTGCCGGACACGCCAAGGAAATTGCTCTGAAAAAGCAGCTCTTTCAGGAGCAGATTACCAAGCTCAAGTCGTCGGAACTCAAATCCATCGCCAAAGATACGCAGCTCAAACACTGGCAATGGGCAAGCAAAGATGACCTCGTCACGCTCTTTACTGAAACCGATCCCGGGAAGATCAGTGAAGCGCAATCCAATATCGAGAGCAAATGGCAGAAATGGGCTGAAAAGCATGGTGGTAAAAAAGCGAAACAGGCTCCTGCAAAAGAGAAAAAGTCAGCACCTAAACCGGCTGCTGAAACCAAAACCAAGCCGCCATCTTTTGCCCAGAAAGGCGTTGAATTTGAAAACGCCGACCAGAAATGGAATGAAAAATCTGCGTCCGGAAAATTCAATAAGTCAGGCAAGGCCAATGTCGGCGGAGCACATGAAAAAGAGTTCTGGACTGATGAGAACGGTGATAAATGGCTATTCAAACCGGCCAAAAACTCCAAAGACAACTTTATCGCTCATGGTGAGGAAGCCGCATACAGAATCGGTCGTCTGATCGATCCCGATGCAATCGAGGTGCGGAATATCCAGCTGAACGGCAGGACTGGTTCCATTCAGAAATGGCGCACGGACCTGAAGTCAGAAATCGACTTCAGGAATATACTGCCGGAGGATCTGACCACCGTTGAGCTTGAACAGCTGCAGCGGGAGCATGTGATTGACTGGCTTATCGCCAACCATGACGGGCACTCAAAACAGTTCATCCGTGGAAGAAACGGTCATGTCTATGGCATCGACAAAGGGCAGGCTTTCAAACATCTCGGCAAGGACAGTCTTTCTCTGGATTACCATCCCAACAGCGCCTTTGGTGAAGAGGAGCCTTTTTACAACAAGGTCTTTCGGGCAGCCAAGGACGGCAAGGTCAACTTTGATCCTCAGGTCACCCTAAAATACATTCAGGAAGTCGAAAAGATATCTGACGATACCTATCTCGATATCATCCGGCCCTATGCCGAGGGACGTTTTGGAAAAGATAAAATCGGGCTGGATAAATTCTATGAGCAGGCGCTTCAGCGCAAACATGACCTGCGGAAGGATTTCGAGCGATATTACGGTGAGGTTTTAGGCCGGAAAGATTTCAGTTTCACCTCACTGCAGGCAAAGCCCGGAATCAAAAAACTGCTGCAGGATGCGGATGAGAAAATCATCGATGATGCGGGTAAACTTGGATGGCAGGGAAAAACGCTGCCGTTCGACAGTGGCGATGTCGAAGACCAGAACGCGCTGATATTCACAGAGACCTTCAAAGGCAAACAACGAACCGTTGTCAAAATGAAGATCCGGCCGGATACGGATTCCAAAATCACCGCACTGCTTCGGGAACAGCTGGACCTTGTCGAAATCAAGAAAGGCCAGCCTCTGGCAGATGACACCTTTTTTCCAACCATTCTGGAAGCCGTTAAGAACGTGAACTTTCATGTCGGTGACGGGAACTATAACCGGACCAAGCTGGCGAAGGCGGAGAAACTTCGAACCCGACTGCTTGTGCTCGCCCGCAGCAAAGATCCGGAAGTCAAAAAGATGGCCGACAGCTACATCAAATGGCTGGACGAGATCAAAGAGGCGGTCGACTGGGACCGCGCCACCAATGGCATCTTCGAACAGTACCTCCCTGAATTGCCGAAGCAGGCCAAGCCCAAGAAACCCGACTTCAAAGTCACCAGAGGTAAAGTCACTCACACCAAACGGAGCATCAGTGGCGGCAAGATCACCGTCGAGATGGATGATGTCGATAATTACGGGATGTTCAACCGGGACTCGCGGATGCAGGACGGCCTCCAATTTACCGCAGAGTTTGACGATGGCACTCGTTTGAAATACCGCCCATGGGACAATACAAATCTTTATGCCCAGCGAGGAGAGCTGGAGATTGTGATCGATGGTGATGCCAGCGGCAAGAAGGTCGAAGCTCTGATGACCAAACTGGAGAAACTCGGGATCGATGCACGTATCTCTTCTCCCGAAAATGCCGAGCAGATGTATCTGGAAAAGATGGCATACATTCGAAAAGTGGATCACACCGCAGAATACAAGCGCCTCCAAAAAAGTCTGGATGATCGCGATGCTTCCGTAAATGAGCGGGTGCAGACTCTTCGTGGCTTCTGGCAGAAGGAACTGAATGTCGATGATATCACCAAGCTACCCGATTATGACCCGATGGGCGCATATCAGGCCGGGTTTCTCGATCGTGGTTTGAAAGGCGGATACCGCCACCAGTACCGGTTCGACATCACCGAAGAGGATCTGGAAAAAAAGATGAAAGATTACTCCTTGGTCCACCGCTTGACCAACAATGAAGGCATGTCCGGGTTCATCGAAACCATCCTTGAAAACAACGGTGCCATGGTCAGTACGGTCGAAAAGATGCGCATGGGAGTTCCGCCCGGCGGCATGTCTCCAGTGGCCGACATGCAGACAGGCGGAGCCAGTTATTTCTTTACCCGGATTCAGAAAAAGCCAACCCGCGACGCTCCTCCGGCCCTTTATTTCAAAAAGAGCATGTTGCGGCGCATGGATGCGATCAGCTACAGCCACGATGCCTATGGCAAGGTTGTGGACGATTACGTCCGGAAAAACCGTGGAAATAACATCGACGATTGGAAAAAGTTTTCAGGCAAGAGCGGCAATGAGACCATCTTCAAGTATTCGGTGACGCTGCTGGATAATATCGAATACATCGTCGCTAATTCAGCCGCCGAGCGTCAGAAGATTATCAAGAGCTTCACCTCCCGTGGGATCAAGAAACTGCCCGACGGCCGCAAGGTGGAAGACATCGTCCATACACCGAGCACATGGAACACGAGGAAATGATATGGAAAACATAATTGCAGAGGAAAAAGCCCGAATCCAGAGGCAGCTTCATTGGTTCAATAAGCGTGGCTGCCGTTTGCTGATCCGGGAACGTGGCGGTGAAACATTTATCGACACGATTACCGCAGAACTGACCGTAACAAGGATTGCTCCACATTTTGACGCTTCGGGGAAAATTATACGAACGGACTTCTGGTTACTATGGAAGGAGCTCGGTTATCAGGAAGGCTTCAATTACAGCCATACGATCAAGGTCGTCAATGTATCCGTGGATGACACGCTGACAGCGCAATCAGCTGGAGCTGAGATCAATGCATGGCTGATTGTCGAGCTGACCGATGATCTGGACCGCATTTACAACCTTGAAATGATCGAGCCCGTTTCCGAACCGGCTCATGCCAAGCAGTGGGAGGCATGGCTGGCATTCAGAAAAAACAACCGGGATTTGTTCCAGCGCATCGATTCCGAGATCCTTGCCGAACACATCAAGATTGCGGAGGACTGGCAGTGAAGCTGAGATACATGATCGATTCCATCCTCGTTGATCCCAAAGCGGCAGTTCCAGAATATCGGCCTGTCGGTGTTTGGGTGCAAGGTCCCGGTCCGGGCCTCGATGTTGAAATGTTCTATCCGGACTCCAGCCGAGGCTACATTCAGGATCGTCGTGAACAGGCAGACTGGGTTATCAATCGTCTGGTTGAAAGCGGTGTTTTGACCCTCCCGGATGATTTTCTGGAGTATCACCGCCAGAGCCGGTCCTCCTATGACGGCGTGTTTTCCGAACCGGTCGAAACAGAGGAATACCCGTCAGTAAACGCCTGTGGTCTTGCTGTTTTGCAGTCTTTGAAGATTCCCGCCTAAAAAAGCAGACGCCTTTCCGACACATTTCAAAGCCTTCCGGTAAGTAATCGCTGAAACCTCCCGCTCGCCCGGTGCGATCGGGGCAAATAACAGTGATTGAACCGGAGAATTTGATGGAAATGTTTGCCACTGACCTGGAAAGGCTGGCGTTCCTCCTTGAGGCAGATGCGGCGCTCGCTATCGATCCCGACGAGCTCGGGACCGATGCAGCCGAACAGAAGGCTCCTGAAGAGCAGCCCCCGGAGAAACGCCCCAAGTACATCACCAATTACATCGGCAGCAAACAGAAACTGGTCGACTGGATCTGGCGTAACACCCCAGACGGAGTTTCCTCCGTTCTGGATGCCTTTTCCGGCTCGGCCGTTGTTGCTTACATGTACAAATCCAAAGGGCTGCGAGTTTTTGCCAATGACCGTCTTCGCTACAGTCACCACGCAGCCAGAGCCATTATCGAAAACAGTTCGACGAGGCTGTCCGAGGCAGAGATCGAAAAGCTGCTGGCGGACAATCCCAAAGCCAAGACCTTTGTTCAGGACAATTTCAAAGGGATTTTCTTTGCCAAAGGTGTCCACGCACTCATCGACTCGTTGAGGGCCAATTGCGACGACCTGTCCGGGTACAAAAAGGACATCGCGCTGTTTGCTCTCGGCAAAACCTGCATGAGCGGCAAAGGCGGGTTTGGCCACTTCTCGTCTTCCACCGATTACGGGAAACGGCAGGACACGCCTGAAGAATTCAAAAAACGCCTGAAAGCGAATATCGAGCGGATCAACGCCCTGATATTCGATAACGGCAAGGAGAACAAGGCATACCGGCAGGACATCAACGACCTGTTGCCAAAAGCCAAGGCGGATCTGGCCTACTTCGATCCACCCTACGCCACCGAGTTTTCGACCACCAACTACGAGCGGGCCTACCACTTCGTGGAGGGGCTCATGACCTATTGGGAAGGGCTCGAAATCAAGGCCGACACCAAGGTCAAGTATTACGAGACCGACC